AGCCCTAAAACAACAGAAAAGATTACTAACTATGGAAAGCGCGCAAAAGAAACTGCACAAAATACTTTCTCAACTAATAAAGAAGAAGACTTGTAGTCTTCTTTTTTTACAATTACAAATAAGTATTAATCAAAAACTAAATAAAATGGAAGATTTATTAAAACCTAAATCCTTTAAAATGAAGAATACAACTATTACTATCGGTAGTTATTCTGATATTAACGGTAAAGATTCTATTCCTTTAAAAGGTATAGAGCCAACAAAAGCAGAAATATTAGCAATAATTAGACATCACTTTGAATTATTAAGAAGTGTTGATGAAATGTTTGCTAGTGGACAATCAGGTTCTTGGGAAATTAGACAAATGCCTTATTCAAATCAAAGAATAGAATACTATTCTCAATTTGTAGATGAAAGTGAAATAGAAGAAATATATGAATATGTTTATAAAGGATTTGAAGAATGGCATAAAGAATTTGAAAAAGAACAAGAAGATTATTATTCTAATAATAAAGAGAGTTAACACTCTCTTTTTTTACTATTAACAATAGATTAATAATTCGCTTGGTTCAGCGACACAAGAGTAGTGGTTAAATAAAACTCAATAAATAGAACTATACGAATAGAGTGCCACAACTCATTCGTTTTTACTATTAATAATAACACTTAAAATATAAAGATATGAAAGATAAATCAGTAACTAAATTAAAAACAAAGAATGAAATGATAGTCTATGAAGCAGAAGGTATTAACTTGGTAGATGTATATCATTTAATTCAATCACAAATTCAAACTATAAATGCTCAATCTAAAGTTATTAAAGAGTTAGAAAAGAATGCTGAACTTCTAAAACAACTTGATGAAGTGTGGGATAAATTGAATTATGAGCGTAACGAATGCTATTAACCAAACATAAATAAAGGGAGCCAACACTCTCTTTTTTTTACTATTAACTATAATAACACTTAAAATATAAAGAGATGAAAGAATTTATCAAAGATTATAAAAACTTCTGGGCAAAAGAAATATGGGACGAAAATCATAATAGATTATGTAAGCGTCCTTTTCTTCACTATGCTATAACTTGCCTGGCAACTTCTGCTATTGCAATAGCAATATCAATTTACTATTAACTATAATATTAACTAAAATTATTTTAAAATGAGCGAAACAAAAAAAGAGTTAAACACTTTAGCACAAGGTATGTTTGTAAGAGAACATACATTTAAGAACGGTACAAAAGTTAAAAATGTATCTATCAATGTAGCTGATTTCTCTGAATTCTTAAGAGATAATATGCAAAAAGATGAAAAAGGTAGATACTGGGTTAACTTAAGATTTATTCCTAATTCAAATGTAGGAGAAAATAAATTGTCTCACACGCCAATTCTTACCGACTATGTTAGAAAGCCAAAAAATCCATCTGAATTATTAGAAAAATTGGCTAATGCAACAATCATTGAAGAAGAAGCAGATGAGAAAATTGCAGAGAAAGAACAAGCAATAGTAGAAGCTGATAAACAAGAATCAGATTTACCATTCTAATAAAAGGGGAGCTAACGCTCCCTTTTTTTTTACTATTAAATATCGTAATAAAATAACACACTTTATAAGGTTTTTACTATGATGGTACTACCCGCTGTAAAGTAAAGAGAAGGTAATAGGTATGCTGCCGATTAAACTGTGCGTAAGTCATTTAAATGCAAAAGATGAGCACCTATTGATAAAAAAGTACTTGTCTAATCAACAAGGAAAAAGTTTGAAATCACGATGAGCAAGGGCATATAAACTATAGTATACAGCCAACCTAGATGATTTCCGCCTTCTCTTGTTATTTTTTTACTATTAATTATAATACTAACCAATACTTTTTTATTATGAAAAAAGAAAAATATGAACTATCTTCGCAGTATATGAAAGACTTAAAAAAGCTTTTAAAAGCAAAAGAAATAGAATCTTATGAACTTGCACATAGATCTTTTAGGAAAAACTATGCTCATTGGATAATTGATGATCATTGTAAAAAAACTTTAGTAGTAACATATCTAAATGGAGATAGAAAAAAATTTTCAAGCTATAATGAATTGATGAATGAAATTAAAACAGTAGATATAGAATATAAAAAAGCTAGAAAAAAATATGTTAAGAGATATTATGATGTCATACATAGATTTACTAAACATAGAAAAGAAATGAGAGATAAGTTAAAAGCACGCAGAAATACAAAGAATACAATAGCTAACACAATCACACCTGAACAAGTTAAATTGTTAGCATCACAATATTAAATATAAAGAAAGAGCATCTTAACGAATAACCGAAACTCGGCTTACCGAAACTCGGTACGGTAAACTAGAGCTCTTTCTTTTTTTACTATTATTTATAATAATCAAAAATAATAACTATGAATGAAATATCAACAATTAGTTTTAATGTTAGTAAAACTATTAATATAGGAAATTTTGAAGCAATCAAAATAAACTATGGAGAAAGTGTAACAGTAGATCCTTCAAAGGATATAGAACAACAAAGAAAAGAATTAATAGAAAACTGCTACAAAATAATTAAAAAGGAGAGCAGTATTTGGCAAAAAATGAAATCGGTACAGCATGTGGGGAGCAATAGATCAACAACTGTTGTACCGTCAAAATCATAGCATGAAACATTATTTGCTTAAAAAACTGGTAAACGGCTATAAGTTAGGCTCTAAATATACAGGGCTTAACTTAATAGCCACTCCTTTTAAATATGATGGCGAAAAAATACAAGTAACATATGGTAATGAAATAATGATAATAGATCATGTCACACCATTACTTGCGCAAAAACAATTTATGGATAAATTTGGAAGATATGAAGATGATATAAATATATATGGAGAAAATACAGGTGAACGCTTTCATAAAATGTATACTCTTTACTATTACCAATGGGATCCAATATCAAATCAAAAACAGCTTAAATTAAAACTATGAAAGAAGAAATTAAATATTGTGTAAATCATAAAGGACAAAAAATAAAACCATACAAAACCATGTATGAAAAACCTAAAAAAGTTATTAACTGGGAAAAAATACTAGGAGTATCAATATTAATTACTATTTGTTTATGTATTGTAATACTAGGAACACTTATTGTAAGTCAACATTTCAATGTGTAATAGAAGAGGGGGCTGAGAACCCCCCAATATTCTTCTATCCGAAAACAAGTATTAAGAATTTGCAAATATATAAAAATAATTAAACTATGAATGAAGAACAAAAAAAATTATACGCTCAATGGATATTAGATGAATGTAATAATCCAATTGAAGAAATACAATGGTTAGTAGATTGTATATTGAATAACAAAGGTAAAAAAGTATTTATACAGGATATACAATGGGTGTTAGATCACATTAAAGAAAGAGAGTATAAAAATGAAGAAGTTTAGAGTAAAAGTACAAAGAACATATACTACATGGATAGATGTAGAAGAAAAATCTTATAAAACATTAGAAGAAAAACTTAATGGTAGTGGTATAGATCATGATGAAGATTTATGGGATAGGATTTATGAACAAGAAATGGAACAAATGGACATAGATGACAACGATTGGCAAATCTATGAAAACAATACAAGAACAGGTGCTCTGTCTAAAGATACAGGCCCACAAAATTAATTAATTATGGGACAATATTATAAACCAACATCAGTAGACAACATGGAATCATTATACTCACATGACTATGGAAGTATGTCAAAGTTAATGGAGCATAGTTATATAAATAATGATTTTGTAGAAATAGCAGAATATCTTCTATCACCAAAAGGTAAGTGGCATAAACACAGCTTTGTATGGGCTGGAGATTATGCAAATGGAGAAGAAAATTCTGAAAAGAATCTTTATATGATTGCAAAAGAAATACAACTAAAAGATTATCCAGAAGGATCAAGCGGTAGGTATATAGTGAATCATACTAAAAAAGAATATGTAGATAAAGACATAGTACCTGAAGATGAAGAAGGCTGGAAAGTTCACCCATTACCACTACTAACCTGTGAAGGAAATGGTAGAGGTGGTGGAGATTATCGTTTATGGAATGAATTTATAGGATATTGGTCTAGAGATAAAATATCAGTAGAAAAAGAAGCTCCTAAAGATTATGAAGAGATAATACCTAACTTTGAAATGGATTAATTATGAATACACAACAAATTTTAGAACAAAACGGACTTAACTGGAATGTAGTTAAGAAGCCATTAATGTATGCAGGTGAATGCACACCTGAAGCTAACAATGGATTACATCATACACCATTTTATGGTATAGTAAGAGAAGATACAGGAGAGGTATTTACCACAGTATCAGAAGCTTATGAGCCTACACAAAATCATACAATTATTGAAACTATGCAAGAAATTGCAGAAGACAATGAGTTAGATATTGTAAAAGCTATACCATTAAATGGAGGTAGAAAAATTGTAGTGCAAATGAAACGCCCTGATAATATAAATGTTATCGGAGGAGAAACTACAGAAGAGTATATGTATGCAATCAATGGACATGATGGTAGTTCATCATTAAAGTTTGGTTTTATGAATAAAGTTATATTCTGTCAAAATCAATTTGCATGGCTATCAGGTAATGCATTTTCTGGTTATAGACATACAAAATCTATACAAGATAAAGTAAAAGAGCTTCCTAAAATAATTAACTTCACAGATCAGTATAGTAAAATTACTGATTTACAAGATTTTAGTAAGCAAACTGCTAGTCCTAGTCTTATAATGAGATTAATTGATTGTTTATTTAATACAGA